TGAGGAGGATCTTGCCCTGCTCTTTGACGTTGATTATAAAACTTTAACTTCCCACCTTCTGTCTTTGCTACGAACTCTCCTTTAGAGTCCAACCACCCACCGTGGCCATCACTCTTAAGGTTTAACTTCCGTGCTTGCTCCTTTGCTTTATTAGAATCAGGTGCTTCGGATAGAAATCGTAGAAATGTTTTCATGTATATATTTAGCGTTTTAAAATATCTTTAAAAATGGGCCGTTCTTTGAAGAGAACTCTTTCTTTGCACCATAATAAAGAATCTTACCCCAATCTTCCATTTTATCCTTCTTATCAATTTGCATCCATATCTTTGCCCATTCCATACCAATTAATTTAGATGAGAATCTTCCAGCAGAACTTCTATCTTTAACATCCTTTTCATATTCAATTGCTTTATCTAATACCTTTTCAAAACCTTCTCCTATTCTTGTATTATTTTCATATACTGCAACCTCACCAAAATCAATTTTAAACCTAGATCTATCCAACTCATTATAAAGATCTATCCAATATTGTTTATGATGATCTTCCCACTTACCAACAGGAGGAATATGTGCATGTTTAGATGCAGAGAGTGGTCTTTCCAATCCAATATCACCTAAAAACTTATCCAATGCAACAGTAGAAACCTTTCCAAGTTTAGCACCAGCATCTTTTCCTTTAGGGGTAAGGTCTGTCTGAACTACATTTCTTTCTTTAGAATATTGAAAGTTTCTTGACTGTCCATGAATTTCAGCACCAGATTCAGTTATTAAATCAAATCCAAGTTCTCCAGTATCAAATAAATATTTTGCTTTCTTTCCTAATGTAAGATTTAGTTTTACAGATCCATCAATAGGTTTAATTTTAAATCGAGTAGACTTATCCGATTTCATATTTGCAAGTTCCATATCTGCTTTCTTCTTCTTTAATTTAATTGCCTTTAAAGAAATACCTATTAGAAGTTTATCCTTTAATACCTCCCTCATATAAGAATTTAAAAGAGTAAGATTAGAAGGTGTATTCATTCCATCAATATTAGTTAATTCCTTAATTGTTCCTTCTATTACATCTTTCTTAGTTTTCTTTACCATAATAATATCCATAGGATTCCACCTATCCTTTACAGATACACCACAATGTGTTTTTGCTATATTCTCAATGAAAGGCATAGTTCCTTTATCTCTAGAATATTCATACCCTTTCTGATTTTTAATATATTCTTTTATAGCAACAACTTGCTTTCTATAAGTTAATTTCCATTCAAGATTATAACCATCATAAACCTTAAACATATCTTCATCAGATGGTTCTTCATTTTTCTCTATTACAGATTCCAAGAATACCCTAGATCCATTTTCTTGTTTAGCAGTTTCTACAGCACTAGTTGCCATTATTCTACCTTATGAAATTTTTGCGTGGGGTGCGAATTGTCTACCAGGTTTTATCTTCATACCAGTATATAGGAGATCTGTCCAAAATTCTGCTGATTTATCATTTGGTGTTGAATAATTTGTAAGAGCATCATACCAAAATGCTAAATGCATTAACTTAACAATAGCAAGTTTTTTCTTTTTTTGATATAACTTATCCAATCTAAGTTGAAATTCATTATATGTTGGTGCACCATTAACATTTTTAGTTACGAATTTATACATCTTTTCATATTTGGTTTCTTCAACTAATGCTTCAGGTGTTTGAGGATAAGTAGTATGACTTTTATTAAACTCCTTTCCTTTTAACATATCAACTACCATAGCAATAGGAGTTTGTCCACCTTGAGCAGCAGCACCTTTAATTGCAGTATTAAAGGAAATATTATTACCAGATCTAGTAATATTAATTTCATAATCATTATTAGAACCTAGTCTCACATAAGTAGTAACCTTATCATCTTCCCAAATATTACTATAATCAAAATGAATATCATGCATAGTATATTCTTCTAGTTTCGCAAAACTTTTAAGTTTTTTTAATACAGGAGATGTTTCAACATTATGTAATTTTATATGAGCATCATGACCCGACTTTACCATTTTAAGAGATATTCCAATAAGATCATCATCTTCCATTAAATTAATTAACAGAGAATTCAATTCTCCCAGATGAGCAGGTTTTGGTTTAAGTTCATCTTTTATTAAGTCCTTTATCTCATCTACTCTACCTCTTTTAACCGCCCATATATCAGCAGGGTTCCAAGTTGTATAATCTCCTGCACCAACTACAGGTTTATTACTTCTTCTTAAAGATGACATACGTTTCGTAAAAAACGTCACAAAATCCTTATCACCAAATACGAATGGTGCCCATTGTCTATTACCATACTCTTTCAACCATACTTTATTCTGCTGATAATAAGTGTAAATCCATTCTGGTAATTTACGTTCATATCTTTTACCAAATAATTTTACCAATGCTGTATTTGTTTTTGAATCCTTTAAAATAGATTCTGGACTATTAAAATCTACATTATCCTGCAATGCCCTATTAAGAATAATAGTAGTTCCTTCCTCTTGAATAGGTGCAGGTACACCACCCTTTGGAGTCGTTGCTTCAAATTCAACTTTAAGGGATAAAATTGTTTCAGTTCCAGCTGACCTATATCCAAATCTTAACGCAGCATAACCATTCTGTGTAGTAGGAAAAAAAGGATCAAAATTTTCTTTTAATGCTTTAAAAATGGTTGATTTAAATTTATCAATATATCTCTTTGCACCTGGATGATCAAAACCTAATTCTATTTTCATAGGTTTTGTTCTTGTAGTTACAGCAATATCAAAATCTATTCCTGCAACAGTAATTTGATCCTGATTATTTACAGGACCCATTTCAAAAAGAAAATCAACTACACCATCTATACTTGGTTCTGGTCTTTTACTCTTAGGAATAACCACATTAACTACTTTTTGAAGTATTTATTTATTACATCTATCTGATCTTGGTACTTAGCAATCATATTAAGTTCTTCTTCGATTGCTTCTACAATATTAGAGTGCTCACCAATACCAGCAGGGTTAGTTAAATATACTTCTACGTTTGCTACATGTTTCTGGATGTCTCCTTGTGCATGTGCTAATAGTGCTTTGATTAGTTGATCTCTCATCGTAACATTTGATACTCTAAGTTATATATGTCAATCATCATAAATATTATCTTCCATCCATTTACTAATAGCAGCATCATACTCTGCAGTATGTTTAAATGCTTCTAACATAAATTGTTTCCGTAATCCTTCAACTGAAACTGATTGTAAATTGCCCTTTATCGCATCAAGATAAATTCCATATTGTCCTGGATTAGTTAATACAGCAACATCCTTAAAATTCTTTGCTGCTGATCTTACCATACTAGGACCACCAATATCAATATTCTCAATTGCTTCTGCAAGAGTTACATCTGGTTTAGCAACTGTTTCTGCAAAAGGATATAAATTGACAGCAACAATATCAATCAATTCAATACGATTTACCTTACGATCTAAATCATGACTAGCATTATCACGTTGAGCAAGAATGCCACCATGAATCTTTGGATGTAAAGTTTTTACTCTTCCATCAAGAATTTCTGGTGAACCTGTATAATCAGATACCCTCATTACTGGTATACCTTCTGCCTGAAGAACAGCATGAGTTCCACCACTGGATATAATTTGATATCCAGAACGGATTAATCCTTCTGCAAAATCAACAATACCTGTTTTATCTGAAACACTTAATAATGCGTAGTAATTCATAAATCTCCTTCTGCACGGTTTTCTGAATGATGAACATCAAATTCACCACCTGGATATCTCTTCTCTAACTTCTCTACATTCATTTCAATTATCTCATCAATCGTAGTATCAAGTGTCATACATGCTTGAGCAACATACCACATTATGTCTCCGAGTTCTCTCTTCATATGATATAAATTATCAGCATTAACTGGTTTACCTTGAAATACAATCTTCTTTACTATCTCAGTAAATTCACCAGATTCAGCACACATACCAAGAGCAGCAGTTAAAAGTCTATGAACAGGAAGTCCATCACCACTTTCTACTGATTGTATCTTAAAACATCTAGAATTAAACGAAATATAATCCTTTGATTCTTGAGATGTAACTCCATCTACAAATTCAAGGTATTTTTGTGTGTCTACTTGTCTATCCATTCTTTATATCCTCATGAAGTTTTTTTGTTGCTTGTTGCTCAATAAAAGCACGTAATTCAGCAGTTTCTTCCCACTCCCATATTTGATTATGTTGTGGATTCTTCTTTTCAATTGTATGTGTTCTTAATGTCACAACTCTATTCCAGTTTCAATTATTATAACTGGTTTCTACTAGTATGTCAAGAATAATCTTTCTTCATTTTTAGTAAACCACAATGTAAAACTATACCTATGACCACTAATAACTTCTGTCACACCATGTGCATCTTCCTTACCAGAGGTAAAATATATTAACTTGCCTGTTTTTGGTTCTACTTCATATCCAGTATCTTTAAAAAATGTTTTACCACCTTCATAATCATCGTTCAAATAGATTACCATAGAAAAATCTCTATGAGAAGAATAATGTGGTTTCTCTGGATCATCAATCCACATATTATCAGCATGAACTCCTAGACTCATTCCAGGTGCCCAATAAACTAAATTACTAAATTCAGGATAAACATAATCCACATTATAAGATTTGGCACAAAGAATAGAAATCTTAAAATGAATAACTTCTACTAACCTTCTAACAACCTCATTATCAACCTTATTTAAAGTTACAGTTCTACTATTCCAATTTGAATCATGATCTTGTAAACTCCATTTTTCAATATCATTTGCACAATGTCTTTTCTGATAATTAATTAAAAGATTACATTCACCTTGTGTTAGAAAATTATCCTTTTCAAAAACTTTACTCATGAAAACTTAAATCCCTCAAAAGATTTTTTAGGTTTTATCTCTTCGTTATTATACTCCTCTTCTTGTCCACTATCTTGAATATCGTTTTGAGCACTCTGTTCTACATCATACAATCTCATCTTTGCTCTATCAATACCCACAACAAATCTCTTATTCATTGTAGGATCATTATAACGATTTTTTAATTGCTTCACCATTATTTGATTTAAACCCTCAAGTTCCTCTGTACTAATAAGAGCAAACATAAGGTCAGCAGTAGCAGGAAGGCCAAAGGATTCGGATGTATCGGTGAGATCAACATCAGAATTACCATACCCACTCCTAGTAGTCTGGGTCGCAGATACAATCGGGAGATTCGTCTCAACCGCAAGACCACGGAGTTCTTCCGCGATCGCTTTGATGAACGAGTAGGAATTGACAGAGGAATTTTGACGATATCGTGAACTAGCACAGATGTTAAGATAGTCTATGAATATGATATCAGGTTTAAAAGATTTCTTTAATGCTAACTCTTGAAGCAATGCTTTGAAATGACCTGAATGAGCAGAAGCAGTAGGATACTCTTTAATAATAAGAGTTCCTTGTGTCTTCTTACTAATATTATTTACCTTACCATCAAATATAGGTTTTGGTAAATCTGTTATGTCTTGTATATTGACATTAAGTAAATTAGCATCAATCCTCTCCGCAATCTTTTCCTCTGCCATTTCGAGAGTGATGTATAAGACGTTTTTTCCTTGGAGTAAGATACTGCTAGCCAAGTGACACATGAATAAAGACTTTCCAACCCCTGTGCCAGCAAGAGCAATGTTGAGAGTTTTATTCGGTAACCCACCTTTCGTAATCTTATCGAAGTATTCGAGATCAAACGGGATCTTGTCTTCCTTCCTGTGGTACGACTCATACCTTTCTTCATAATCACTTAGATAATCGTGTCCTACATTAGTATCAAAAGAAACAGAAAGAGCATCAGAGAGAATACTAGGAATAGCATCCCTTCCTTTGGATTCATCTTTTCCATCTGCTAACTGGATTGATTCCATCAGTGCCAAATATATAGCACGATCACTACACCATTTCTCAGTGGTGTTAACTAACCAATCTAATTCTGAGGGAGACTCTTCTAAAGATCCTATTAGATCAGTAATCTCTTTAAAAGAAGAATCATTTATATCTTGACGTTTTTCAGTCTCAATACAAAGAACTTCTTTTGTAGCAGGAGTATTATACTCTTGAACAAAATTAAGAATTTCTTCAAATACAACCTTTTGATTAAAGTCCTCAAAGTATTCTGCTTTAAGAAAAGGAATTACTTTACGAACATACTCCTCATTATATAAAAGGTTTCTAAGAATTAGAAACTCAACCTTCTCCATAACTAAATTCCTGTTGTGCTATCTCATCAAGGGCTTGCATTACATCTGGAGTAAAGTAGGTGTCTGGTTCAGAAAGGATCTGTTTTGCGTATATCTTTTTGCCTCCAATCTCATATCTTCCTGCGACATTCTTCCAGAGTCCCCCAATCTCACCCAGTTCCAGTAGACCATAGTAACGGTCAAGACCACGAGAATCATAAAAGAGACGTATTTCAACAGTCTTATTCTCCTTACTTAAACGTGATTTGTGAGTCTTTGCTTTGATAATGTTTCCAATGACTTCTTTACCATCCTTTTCTTTTTCTTTCCAAGATAAATGATTGTACTCGCTGCATATTTGAGTCCAGTACCCCCGCCCATTTCTTTTGTTGGGACATAAGCTCCGATGACATCATACGTATGGTTTGTGACAATGAGTGGGACATTCGCTTGGCCTAGTTTAAGAGTTAACATTCTAAATGCACCTTTCACCAATTGAGATTTAGTCATGTCACGAACTTGTTTATCATCAAGTGCGTCTCTGATCTCTTTTTCAGTAGAAAGCATTCCTAAAGAGTCTAACACAAACATGCAGGGTTTGCGATCTTCTGTGTTGGTCTTTAAATATATATCAACTGCCTTAAGTGCCTTAGTTCTAAACTCTTCTATAGTTACCACATTTATTACAACTAACCGTGAAGTATCGACTCCACGATCCTCCAATAATCCCTTACTAACTGC